GTTCAGCGACAAGTGCTGCATCGTCTGCCGCGTCGGCAGCGACCAGTTACGATAACTTTGACGACCGTTACCTTGGGCAGAAGTCATCTGATCCGACAGTAGACAACGACGGCAACCCGTTAATTACGGGCGCGTTGTATTTCAATACCGTTTCAAACGAAATGAAGGTCTACAACGGTTCTTCGTGGCAGGCCGTTGCTCCGGTGGCGACAACGATTAACCTAGCAACTCAAGTAACAGGGACGCTTGCTGCTGGAAACGGCGGCACAGGAATCACCTCTCCCGGTACGGCAGGCAATGTCCTAACGTCTAATGGAACTGCATGGACAAGTAGTGCGCTCCCAGCAGGCGGCTTGACCTATGTTGTTAAGACCTCCAATTACACCACGCAGGACAAAGAAGGCGTCCTAGCGGACACCTCTGGTGGGGCATTCACGGTCACTCTACCTGCGACTCCTGCAACAGGCGCTCAAGTAGTAGTTGCTGATGCCGGAGCATCTTGGGGAACGAACAATCTGACCGTAGGCAGGAATGGCTCGACGATTGGAGGTTTGGCAGAGAACTTGGTCTGTGATATCACTGGAGCCAGCGTCCAGCTTGTTTATGACGGTTCTACTTGGGAAGTCTATGCGCAAATCGGTGGTAACGGGGGCAACGCCGCCACCCAATCCGGTAACAATGCGTTCACCGGGGCCAACACGTTCTACAACGCTACAGGCCAGACTTTTGGCACGGCAACCTCTACGCAAGACGGAATTCGAATCACTGGGCGTGCTGGTGGTTCGTCTTCGTATCGTGCAACGCTTACTCCGGCTGCCTTGTCCGCAAGCAGGACGGTAACAATCCCTGATGGCGGTGGAAACTATACGCTGGGGTATTTGAATGTGCCGCCTGTAGGTACTAAAACAGGCAGTTACTCTCTTGCTGTAGCGGATGTAGGAAAGTATGTCCAAGTAGGTTCTGGAGGATCAATCACTATCCCAGACGCAACATTTACTGAAGGCGATGCAGTCTCGATTTTTAACAACACCTCTGGCAGCGTGACTCTGACTTGCTCAATCACAACGGCGTACATTGCAGGCACTGACTCAGATAAAGCCACTATGACTTTGGCAACAAGAGGGGTTGCCACTGTGTTGTTTATTAGCGGCACCGTTTGTGTGGTCTCGGGGAATGTATCGTGACAGGCATAATGCAGATGTTTGTCGGCAGCGTGGCTCCTTTGTTTGTCGATTACTTAATCGTCGCTGGTGGTGGGTCTGCTGGAGGAGCTACCTATCATGGGGGCGGCGGCGGTGCTGGTGGCGTTTTAACTGGGACTGTTTCGCCTACCAAAGGCTCAGCAATTACTGTTACTGTTGGCGCAGGGGCCGCAGCTCCCGGGACAAGCGCATCAGGGACGCAGGGCAGTTCATCATCATTTAATTCCATTAGTACTACTGGTGGCGGTGGCGGTGGCAACTTTACAGCTACCGGAACAGGTGGGAACGGCGGCTCCGGCGGCGGTGGTTCTCTGGGTTCTGGCGGGTCTTATTCAGTGCCACAAGCGGGCGGGACGGGCGTAAGCGGGCAAGGCTTTGCAGGCGGCTCTGGCACTCAGGCATCGTCAGTATTTGGATGCGGTGGCGGTGGCGGCGCAGGGCAAGCCGGGCCGAATGGCACAAGCGCAACAGGCGGCAACGGTGGCGTTGGTATTGCATCAACAATCACTGGATCGTTAGTTTATTACGGCGGTGGCGGTGGCGGGTCTGAATACAATGCAGATGGCCCTGCTGGCGGTCTTGGTGGTGGTGGGGCTGCTGGCACGTTGTCTTCAAATTCTGGCGTCAGCGGAAGTGCTAATACTGGCGGCGGCGGTGGAGCTGCTGTAAGCCATTCTGCCGGGACGGCTGGCGCTGGTGGCTCTGGTGTTGTAATTATTAGTTCTCCTGTGGCGGCTGCATCTACAACTGGTTCTCCTACAGTAACTACATCTGGTGGAAGAACTATTTATAAGTTTACCGCCTCCGGCTCAATTACGTTCTGAGGTCATATGGCACACTTTGCACAAATAGATGACACCGGGACTGTGTTGCAGGTCATCGTAGTCCACAACAATGAGCTGCTGGATAACGGCATTGAATCAGAAGCAAAAGGCATTGCATTTTGCCAATCGCTGCTTGGTGGGACATGGGTGCAGACGAGCTACAATACCAACATCCGGAAAAACTATGCAGGAATTGGCTACGCATACGACCATGCGCGGGATGCCTTCATCCCGCCAAAGCCTTTCGCTTCATGGCTGCTTGATGAGACAACTTGTCAATGGCAGGCTCCGGTTGCAATGCCAGATGGCGGTGGGATATATGCGTGGGATGAGGCTAGTATCTCTTGGAAAGAAATAACAGCTTAGGAGTAAACAATGGCAACTTTATCAAGCATCATCACGCCGACCAACGTCCTGACAGCGAGCAGCACGGCTACGCTGACCAACAAGACGATAGATTTTTCCAGCAATACGTTGACTGGGGTTGCTGGCACTGCAACTGCTCAAACCTTTACCGCAACACAAACTCTCAGCGGCTCCAGCACCACGATTGCCACCGTTTTGAAGAACGCAGCAGAAGCCACCACTATTAGCGCGACGGCAGCGACAGGTACGATCAACTTTGATGTGCTGACTCAAGCGGTTGTTTACTATACTTCAAATGCTTCAGCCAACTGGACATTGAACGTCCGGGGTTCGTCTAGCACTTCACTGAATACGCTGATGTCCACAGGGCAGTCGGTAACGATAGCGTTCTTGGTCACTCAAGGCTCCACGGCTTACTACCAGTCGGCGTTTCAGATTGATGGCTCTTCGGTTACACCAAAGTGGCAGGGCGGTACAGCACCAACAGCAGGTAATGCGAGCAGCATTGATGCTTATGTTGTGACGATATTCAAGACAGGTTCGGCTACCTTTACTGCGTTTGCATCCCAGACGAGGTTTGCATAATGCCATTGCTAGAAACCAAAGGCGCTGGATCAGCTCAGGGGTTTGGGGAGTTCACTGCCTCTGCGCCTAAAGTGTATATCGAGGATGTGTTCTCGACGTATCTCTACACCGGCAATAGCAATACTCGAACAGTCACCAATGGGATTGATCTGTTGGGCAAAGGTGGGTTGGTTTGGATAAAAAACAGAGGAGGCACTGGAGCAGATCAATTTTCAAATGCTTTGTGGGATACAGCCAGAGGAGCAGGCACAACTTATATTGGCACTAGTACAAAAATACTTTCTTCAAACCAAACCGCTGGTCAGGGAGCTGGTACGTATTTGCAGGGCGGCGAGGCTGACTACCTATCATCTTTTACTTCAACAGGTTTCGTGGTAACAGCCACCCCAAATTACCCTGCTTTGGCAAACAATACAGGAAACAACTACGTCTCATGGACATTCCGCAAACAGCCGAAGTTCTTCGATGTTGTGACGTATACGGGGAATGGAACTGCTGGCAGGACTGTCGCACATAATCTTGGCTCAGTACCCGGGATGATTATTGTCAAAAAAACAGACGCAATTGGAAATTGGTCTGTATATCACCGCAGTCTAGGCAATACAAACTCGCTTGAGCTTCAATCCACAAACGCCTCGTTTAGCAGTCCTACAAATTGGAACAACACAACACCAACAAGCACTGTCTTCACTGTCGGAACAGATGTCAGCGTTAATGAAAATGGAAAAGCATACGTCGCCTACCTATTCGCCCACGACGCAGGCGGCTTCGGCCTGTCTGGTACGGACAATGTGATTTCGTGCGGGTCGTTTACTACTGATGGTTCGGGTGTAATACCAGCGGTAACACTTGGCTATGAGCCGCAATGGTTGCTGATTAAAGAAACGTCTGGTGCAAATTCGTGGTTTGTTTTTGACAATATGCGGCAAATGTCAATGACAAATGCGGCCTATCTAAACCCCAACTCAAGTGGCGCAGAAGCGTTATTTGGCTACGGTGTAATAGCGCCAACCGCAACAGGATTTGTTGGTCAATCTGGCTCGCCCGCTTGGAACCCCTCTGCAACATTCATCTACATCGCCATCCGCCGTGGCCCGATGAAAGTGCCGACGAGTGGGACGAGTGTGTTTAGTCCGAATGCCGTGACAAGTTCTTCCGGTAATACGACAGTCACAGCAGGATTCCCTGTTGATTTGTCTATTTTGAAATTGAGAGATTTTGCGGACGGCGCTCGTTGGATTGATCGTCTGCGAGGCATTACAAGTTCAACCACTCCTGAAATCAATTCAACTTCGACTTCTGCGGAGTTCACATCCACAGACATTATCAACGCAGGTCAAACAACAGTTCAAATTGGGCCTATTGGAACATATTCGTGTGTCAACTGGAACTTCCGCCGCGCCCCCGGCTTCTTTGATGTGGTGTGCTATACGGGGACTGGCAGTGCACGGACTGTGGCCCATAACTTAGGGGTAGCGCCTGAGATGATGATTGTGAAAAGAAGAAATATTGATAGAGCTTGGGCTATATATCATAGCGGGATTGGAGCTACAAAATATTTATTCTTTACTACCGCCGCCGCAGGAACTTCAAACCAATTCTGGAACGACACAACTCCGACATCTTCTGTTTTTACTGTTGCCACCAATCTCGGCGTAAATGGTTCTGGTGATACTTACGTCGCCTACCTATTCGCCACTTGTCCCGGCGTCAGCAAAGTAGGCAGCTACACCGGCACCGGCACCACGCTTCAGATCGATTGCGGCTTCACTGGCGGTGCGAGGTTTGTTCTTATCAAGCGCACTGACTCCACTGGTGACTGGTACGTCTGGGACACCGCAAGGGGTATAGTGTCTGGTAACGATCCCTACCTTCTTTTGAATAGCACCGCTGCTGAAGTGACCAACACCGACTACGTTGACACCTACAGCGCAGGGTTTGAACTCAGCAGCACCGCACCTGCTGGCTTAAATGCCAATGGCGGGACGTTCGTGTTTCTTGCGGTGGCGTAGACTATGGTATACTTAGCTCTCACATAACATGGAGCTTGGTATGAAAACATGTAGCAAATGCGGGGTAGAAAAAGAGTTTTCTGCGTTTGAGTTCAGGAAGTCAGACAACTGTTACAGAGGGGCTTGCAGGCAATGTTTAAAGCCAGCGCGAAACGCGGCAGCCGCCAGACGCAGGGTAACATTGCTGGGTAAGTACAGGGCACAAAGAATTAACGCTGAGCGCCGAGGATTGGACTTTTCACTCAGTTACGAAGAATGGCTTGGCATTTGGGTTGATTCGGGAAAGTTGGAGCAGCGCGGCAGAGGCAGTCAGAAGTACTGCATGTGTCGATTCAATGATGAAGGGCCGTACCAAGTTGGGAATGTCTTTATAGGCACCGGGGGCGAGAACGTCAGGGATGGGAACCTCGGGAAAGAGATGTCGAAAGAAGTGCGTGAAAAGATATCACGAGCACACAAGGGCAAGCCTCATGCGTGGTCTCTGGGAGATAAAAATCCGATGCACCGACCCGAGGTAAAGGCCAAAATGAGCGCAGCCATTGGTGGCGAGAATCATTACAACCAGCGTGGAGTTAATACGCCGATGGGGTACTTTATAACAGCCAAAGCTGCCGCACAGGCACTTGGCATCCCGAAACCAACAGTCGAATGGAGAGCCAGACACAACAAGTTTGGTTTTTCGTTACCACCGATTGCTTAGAGGCACCTATGGAAATCAGACTACGCAGTACAGGCGAGGTGATGCTGGAAGATCAGTTCCGGCGCTACCAGAAAGAGAATGGCGGCCCTACATGGGATCGCACTACCGATGAGGTCTTGGAAGCCCTCGGTGCCGATGTTGTCTTTGAAGGCGCACAGGCCACTGGCGGTACTGTTTATCAGTACTCTATGCGTGCTGGCGTCGAGCAAATAAACGGCAAGTGGTACACCAAGTACATCCTTGGCCCTGTTTTCGTTGATGGTGACACCACAGCCGCGCAGCAGGAAGCGGCCTACAAGGCACAGAAGGATGCTGAGTTCGCAGCCCGCGCCCGAAGCCAGCGAGATACCTTGCTGAAAGAGACAGATTGGGTGGTCTCAAAGGCTGTCGAGCAGAACGCACAAGACAACCTTGGCATACAAATTCCAGTGGTTTGGCTAAACTACCGTCAAGCTCTGCGTGATGTCCCACAGCAGATAGGCTTCCCCACCACAATCACTTGGCCCGTGAAGCCGTAAGGAGTCGTGTCGTGGACTACCAAGTTCTGTTTAACTTAGCCATCACTGCCGCTGCGTTTTTCGGCGGCTGGACTCTGAATCGCATCTACACGGCAATTGACAGGCTGGATAAAGACGTCCGCGATTTGCCCCATGTCTATGTCAGCAAGACCGACTACAAGGCAGAACTGCAAAAGATTGACGCTTCGTTGTGTCGCATCTTCGACAAACTCGACGAGAAGGCAGACAAATGAGCGACGAGACCGAAACCGCCAAAGAGGTCGCTGGTAAAGCCATCGGCAAATATGGACTGGCCTACATCACGGCCATTGTCTTGATCGGTGTCGGTTCCAGTTATTTCCTTTCCGAGTCTGCCATTACCGCCGTGATGACTATGGTCGGCGGCGCGTTGGTTGCCCTCATTAACATGATGAATGGGATTGCAGGGACGCAAGAGAAACCAGAGAAGCCGGAGTTTGAAGTTATCCAGCACCTGATTGCCAAGTTGGCCGAGAAAGAAC